CTTAAACCTTAAAAGGGACGGACAGCATCAAAGCCGCCGCCCCTTGTGTATAGTCGAGAAAAATTGTTGAAGAACCAATGTTATTTCATTTCTCCTGTTGTAGGCAAGGCATAGTTGTGGTCAACATAGAAAGGTGTGCGAACCGTCTTGCCGCCAACGGTAAGCGCAATATCCTTCGCTGTGCCAGCTAAGGCAATCTTCGCCAAGTTTGAGTTCAAAGACTCGATTGTGAGCTTGGAGTTAAGCTGAACCTTTGGAAGGGTGTAAGCCTCCATCTTTGCGCCATCTGGCTGAATCTGTACCACGTCAATCTTGGCATACTTAGCCTTGTATGTTGAAGGTGCAATAGTCTTCTTGCCTGTAGCGTCTTCTGTGAAGTCGCAAAGTGCAGCCAAGAGAGCAGCCTGTGTATCACCAATCTCAGCAGCCAACTGCCACTTACCCAACTTTACAATTGAGATAATTGGAGAATCAGATGTCTCACACTCAATATCGGTAGTATCGTTATCGTCCTGCGAGATAGATGTAGAATCCTCAACTACATCTTCAAGGATGAAAGAATCACCCAATGGCTTTGCCTCGTCTGTCTCGCTACCTGTGAAAAGTGTAGCAACGATATAGTCTGGCTTGATAAACTTAAACGCTCCTGCGCCAGTGTTTGTAACTTTTGCCATAATTGTATGAATTTAAATTGTTATCCTAAATAAAATCTTGAAAACTATCTTACAATAACCGAAACGGAAATCATCTGAAAGTGGAATTGTCTATTGCTGTCATATCCACTGTCTCGGTACAATACTTGAATGGTGTAATCGCTATCCTTGCAGTTATCGATAGTAGTGTCGAGTGCTGCCTCCATAGAGTCAAGTTTCTTTACGTTCTTTCTTAGAGGCGTACCCTGCGGTCTCGCATAAAGGTAGATGTTAGCATAGCCAGAGGAATATGCGCCGTGGTCTCTTTGCTGACCTACGTCAACATTAACAAAGTCCTGCCATTCCTTTTCTGTTGTAGGCGGTAGCTCCCCAACAAAGATATTTTTCGAGATACCTTTGTTCGTAAGAAGCATCGAAAAGAAATTCTCAATGCGTGATAGCCTACGCTGTTTCCTCTGTGCCATAACTAACTTGTTATCCTAAATACATTTTACCTAAAGAAGAACTAAATATCTGTACCCTTGATGTAAGCTACGCATCCGTGCATCTGCGTTGGGTAAACACCGATTACCATACCATCGACAGCCATTCCGTACATCTCGCCCCTAAAGCGAATGCCTGGAGTTAGACCTTCGGGTATCTTCTCGTTCCCTTCCTCGTCCGTCGGATTTGGAAAGTAAATCGTATATCCCATCGTCACTACGCCCGAATTGAAGAGCTTGTTGGTCTCCTGAATGTCACACTCCGTTTCCAAGATAGTCACTTCCGTCTCCTCGTCTATTGTGTCAGAGCTTGTGCTATTGTCGGTGTCTCCCAACAAATCGCCATCGTCGCCAATCAAATCCCCATCTTCCTTTGGGGTCAACTCCTTTCGGTAGAACACGCCATTATAGGCGTACTCCTTTAATGCGCTTCTGTCCGTGTACATAGCTTATCAGTCCGTTTCCTCTATCCATTTCACCTCACCATCGGTTTCGTTCAAAGCCTCCAGCTTATCGTCCTCTCCGTACTTCTTGTAAAGTCTTTTGAGTTCGGACTTGATGCTTTGAAGAGCTGCCGACGTAATGGTCTGCGCTCCTACGGTCAATGTGTATGCGCCGTGCTGGTTCGTGGTGGACGCTGTTTGATAAACTCCGAAGACTATCTTTTCCAAGAGAGCCATCTTGCATCTATCCTTCTGCTCATCCGTCAAGTCGATGTACGACTCAACATCGTACACGCCACAATCCAAGGCTACATTAACCAATGCGGACTTGTCGAACACAAAGTTTGTCATTCCGCTAAGATAATCCAATATGTCGAATTTCTGCGCTGCCATTGTGAGTGTGAAATGAATTGAATGTTATTATTGAAAACCAATCGTTAGGAGATTGCGCCCTCACCAGCTACTTCGGTGTGGATAATCTCGTGGTTGGTGAATGAGATAAGAGCAGGGATTGCCGACATCATCACGTCGGTGTGCCACTCCTTCAAGCGACCGTTGTCTGTTGTGGTGTTCATCGCTGTAACCAAACCGTTGAGCATAGTCGCAAAGGTTGTGTCAATAGCACTTGCGCCATAACCACGACCGAACACGTCACGCTCCAATACGTCGGTGTACTTGAACTCCACTGCATCGCCAGCAGGACGAAGAACGACACGGTTGTCTGCCCATCCCTTTACGAAGGTATCGGTTGTACGAGTCTTGTTGCGCTCCTTTTCCACGACAATCTCAATAGGTGAGATACCTTGAATGTCGGTGAATGACTTCAAGAACTGCTCGTTTGTGATAGGCATACCATCCACGTAAGCGATATAGTTAGCCTTACACCAAGTAATGTAAAGGTTGCGTACCTCCTCGTTCTGCAAGAATACGTCGTTGTACATCTTCTTTGTCATCTTCCAAACAAGAGCACCATTGTATCCGCCTCGCTTGTCACGATAAGCATCCTCTAACTTACGCATCTGTGTGAGGATTTTACAATCAGCAGCAGTCCAAGCCTTTGCTCCTGCCTTTTGGAAATTCTCCTTTGGAAGGCGAGCGTCGTAAACCTTTCCGTAGATACCAGCACCAAGACCAGTGTAGTCAATCTTACCAGTTGTCTCTACCTGTGCGGTAGTGTTGTTCAATGTTGCCTTTGCAGACTTCAAACCAACAGCGAGATAGTCACGAACCCAACGAGCGATAATACGGTCTGCGTTGCCGAACTGGGCATACATCTTCTCCTTGTAAATACGCTGTGCTGCGGTCTCAACGAAGCCACGACCGATGAAATCTGGGATAGAAGCAGTGTACTCTGCCTCACCCTCTGCATCCATCTGATGTGAGTCTCCAAGAGGCGCACGCATATCCATGACAGGAGCTGCCTCCAACTTGTACGAGGTCATACGGAATGTAGCAGAGCCATCGTCCGCTGTTGGTGTAGGTGCATCGGCTACGTGACCCTGTGTCATTGCCCAACCCTCATCCATGTTAAGGAGGTCAGAGTTGTCAACTAGAGACTGGAACAATTCACTACCACCGTCCTTTGAACGGAAGAGTGCAGCCCAATCAGAGTTGTTAATGTCAAATCTTTGCATATCCTAAATACAATTAATTACGAAAAAATAAGTTTGTTATCCTGTGCTTGGTCTGATTAGTTGAACCAGAACCAAGTCTTTACACGGCTCTTGTTGAGAGCGAGAACTGCTGGAGGCAAGTTGCCGATAGCCACAAGGTCGATAACGGTGTCTTCCTGTGCCAAAGCTGGAGTGAGCATATACTGCAAATCATCCAAGCCTTCCATATTGGCATCGTACAAGAAGTCCATATCCTTGTCTGCGTATGCGTTAGGGTTTGTCACCATAGGTGATACTGATGCACCAGCCTTCTCTGCCTCGACCAAGATGTTGCCTTGCTTCAAAGCAACTGCGAGTGTGGCAGACAATGTAACGTTCCAAACGTCAGCAGTGCCTTCTGTACCCTTCTCTACCGCTGTAATTGTAACACCGAGTGCCTTTGTGGCAAAGTCCTTCTGACCTACCATGATGGTATCGCCAACAAAAGGAATGTGGTGATAGCCATCACGAACCAACTTGATAGTAGTTGCATCGTTTGTAGCGTCCTTTGCCAGCTCGTAGAACTTCAAAATCTTCACCTCTGCACCAGTAGTGTTGTTGATGTTTGGTGTGTACTCGATGAGGTCACCAGCGTAAATCTTCGCTCTGCCCTTGAATGGGTTCTTCAAGATGCCACCCGTAGTAGGATAACAGAGCGCATCCTTACTGCCCTTTACGAGCTTTACGAAGACGTTCTTATGACCTCCAATAGAGCCATGTGCCTGAATGAGTGTGCGACCAGTGAACACCGCACCACCATTGGCTTGTCTTGTGAAAAAGTTATCCAACATAATCTTTTTACCTTAAAGAGTTAATAATTAATATTATCCGATTTTACTTGTCGGCAGGCTTCGATGTTCCGAGGATTTTGTTCACTCCTGCCCAACGGTCAGCACCAATAGGTTTGTCGCCGTTGCCTCCGCCTGGGTTGCCTGGAGTGCCGCCTCCCTTTGCGTGGGATAGGTTGTAAAACTCCTCAGCATCGGTAAACTCCTGCTCGATGTCCGAGTCCTTGGTGAGGTTCAGCTTGCTCATGTACTTGTCAATCCACTTGCTATCCTTAATGCCCTTCTCCTTGAACTTGGATAAAAGTTCACTGCGCTTCTGTGAGACGAGCTTTTCAGCTTCGTGCTCGGCATCCTTCTTCTCCAAAGCCTCCAAGCGTTCGAGCAATTTCTTCTCGGTTTCCGATGGCTCGTTGCCTTCCTTGTTTGGCTTGGTTGGCTCTGGCTTGTTTTCTGGATGCTCTTCATTCCACTTCTTGACGAAATCGGCGTTATCCTTCTCATAGTTTCCGTTGAGGGAAACATACTGAGGAAGAATCTTGGCGACCAAATCATCTAACTCTGTCTCTTCGCTAACCAAAAGGTCGTAGTGGGAATCACTTAAACTTTTGATTGTCTTCTCACTGATGGAAAGGTGTTTTCCGTTTGCTGTGAGTTTGGCTTTTAGGGTGTCTAAAAGTTGTGTCTTTGTAAACTTCATAACTGTAAAAATTAAAATTTTGATGCAAAGATAATTAAATAATGTGTTGGTATCTAAGGTTTTACGTAATGTATTGGTATGCTATCTAATAAAGTGTTGCTTTTACACTATATATATATTATAATGTGCTACCTTTGCAGTATGAGTAGCGAAAAAGACATAGAAATCAGACCACAAGAAGGATTCCAAGAGTCCTTTGCAAGCAGTAATGTTGATGTGGTTTTTGGTGGCGGAAATTTAGGTGGTGGAAAATCGTTTGGACTTGTCCTTGCGATGGCAGAACCCCTAATGACCGACCCCGATTTTCGTGCTATGATTTCTCGCCGTTCTCTAGGAAACCAAAAGGCAGGTGGTGGTTTCGTTGAAAAGTTCAAGCAAATCTTCGGAGCTGACTACATAAGGGTAAAGGAAAGTGATTCTCCTCGTGTAACATTTCCTAACGGAACGTTCGTTGACCTTACGTATTTGGATGATTCCAATATGGATAAGTTACGAGAACGTGCCAAAGGATGGGAATACGACTTGATAGCCATCGATGAGTTGACTGAGATGAGTTGGGAAGTGTTCTCGTACATTATGACCCGAAACAGAGGACAGAGCAAGACATTTACAGGAAAGTTCTTTGCTACCCTCAATCCGAAACGCAGCCATTGGACAAGAATTTTCCTTGACTGGTATATTGGTCCTGATGGATTTATCATCCCCGAACGAGACGGAAAGGTAAGGTATTTTTATTGTGCTGGACCAACTGTTAAGGATGTTGTTTGGGGTAATAGCAAGAAAGAGGTTTACGACAAGTGCAGGATAGACATTGATAGAAAGCTAAAGGCGATTGGTGGAAGTTTTAATTACGAGGTGATGATTAAGTCTTTTGTGTTCTACCAAGGTAAGCTAGGAGCGAACAAAAAGATGCTCGAAAACAACTCTAGCTATTTGGGTTCTGTTGCTGCATCTGGTGGAAGGATGGCACAAGCACTTATGGAGGGTAACTTTAATGTTGACCCCGAAGAGGAAGAGGATATTCCAATACCAAGCCAAGCAGCAAGGGATTGCTTCATAAACGACCCTGCTGTAAATGGCGACAAGTGGATAACGATAGACTTGGCTGACTACGGAAAGGATAACACGGTAATGCTTTCTTGGAATGGTTTCCACGTTGTGAACTACGAGATTGTCAGTCACTCAACACCACGACTGAATGCGGAAAAGGCAAGGTTGTTCGCCGCAAAGGAAGGTGTGGCAGAGAGCCATATCATCTACGATGCCACGGCAGGAAGGTATTTCAACGACTACATACCCGATGCCATACCTTACATATCGGCGGCAAAGCCATACGGTATATATTACCTATCTGCTATGAGCATGAAGGATTTATGCTATCTACGACTTAGCTATATGATTAAGCGAGGACAGCTCACATTTGATGATAAGGTTGCGGAAGCTACCTACACGCATCAAAACCTCAAATACAAGGTGACTATTCAGAACGAGTTCCTGGAGGAATGCGCCGTTGTTCGTTTCGACAAGATGGTGAGCGGAAAGAAAAAGCTGCAAAGCAAGAAGGAGATGAACCGCAACCTTGGCAAAGACCGCTCGATGGACTTGTTAGACCCTTGTGCAATGAGAATGTACCCTTGCATCAATATGGAGTACGGAAGCGAGTTGCAGGAGGGATTTAGATTGGCAGAGCAAGCTGAGGAAGAGAATAAGTCTCTTAAACAGACAATATACGATGATACTCTTTGGGGTATCTGCTGTTGAATTAAAAGATACAATAAGATATGCTAAAGAAAGAAAACATACAGTTGGTGCTTGATTCCGTTAGGACGGAATGGGGAAAGGCGGATGAAAAAGATATTGCCTTTGCCATACTGTGCGATTCTATCTATGACAAGACCCTCGCATACCGACTGGCATACAAGAAGAGTGACAAGGACGCTGCTGCTTTCTACGAGACTCCACGTTTCAAGAAATTACTCACAGCGTTAGAGCCGTTCGGCATTGGTACGATGGATAGCGAGAGTATCACAAAGGAAGAGAATAAAAGCGAGCTTCTGAAAATGCTCTCGAAGATTGATAGCTTGCTCGAAAACGGCGACCTCGAACCAAAGGATGCCATCAAGATGCAGACCGATATTCGTGTCAAGTTGAACGACAAGTTCGAGATGGACGAGAGCCAAAAACAGAAACGCATCATAGTTGTTCCTTCCAAGCACGATATAGTTTGCCCTCGCACACAGATGGAATGCAACTACTGGCCGACAAAGAAAGCCTGTATGAGGCATTTCAATCTCGTTGACCCTTTGGATAACGAGGGCGATGCAAAGGCAGAAAGTAAACAAGAAATAGAACCATCAAACGAAAATAACGACAATGAGTAGAACAAGACAAGAAATATTGGATGATTTCCTTGCGAACCCACAGAAATTGCTATTGAAGAAGCCATTCCTGCGTGGTACTTCGTCAGTGTCTATCAATGATGGCTCTGACGGCTGCGATTGTAGAACAAACTGGAGGCGTGAGGCGCATTTGCCAAACATAAGAAAAACCATCATCTCGCAGGAAAGGTTTGCAAAGGAGTTAGACCCTGCGAGCCACGATGTAATCTTTGATAGCAACCTTCCATCTATCTGTGTGAAGGTTGAGAATGATGGATATATCGAGATTAAGTTCAAGCGGTTTGGTATTCCTTTTCAAAAGTGCATCGTAAAAAAGAAGGCTCTTTGCCTTGGTGGTAACAAGAGGCAGCACGTCCTGCATGACAGCAACCCATCAGATGAGTTGAAGAAGAACTTCGCCGATTTTAAATGGCACTGGGATAATACCAACCAAGACGGAATCGAAATGAAGGCTATCAAGACACAGCTCTCTTATGGCGATGTTGGATTACTTACCTATATGAACGAGAACGACGAGGTAAGGGAGCGCATATTCTCTTATGAAGATGGCTATCAGATAATCACCCACAAGGACGATAACGGCGAGCCTCTTCTTGATTGTGTGTACTACCGCACCGATGATAACGTAAGACACATTGATGCTTATTCTGACACAACACACTATCACTTCACAGACTTCATTCAGCAGGACGCTGAAACAAGCGAGGTTAAGACTGGCTGGCAGTTGGTGAGCGATGAGAGCCACGGATTTTCGGAAAGCCCTCTTGCTACAAAGCGAGGAAACGTTGCTTGGGAAGGTGGAGAGGATTTGATTGAGTTGTTCGAGATTATCTACAACCTTTTCGCTGTCATTCAAAAGAGACACGGATGGGGACAGCTCTACATCAAGGGCAAGCTGAACGAGACGGCGAAGAAGATAGCTGGCTCTGTTATACTGAATGACACGAGCATTGACGGAAAGGGCGATGCAAAGTATCTAACACCTCCTTCTCCACAGAATATGATTGAGTTCTTGCAGTCTATTCTCGACCAGCTAGAGATTGCTACTGGCGTTACATTCATCCTACCAAAGGACGTGAAATCAAGTGGCGATATTAGCGGCTTGGCTATCCAAATGACACGTTCCTTGGATATTGAGGAGTCTTATGATGCAGCCATCGAGTGGCAGAACTTCACAAGCAAGCACTCTCGCTTGTTTAAGGAGGGATTGGCAAAGCAGCTTGTGGCGAGCGGCGAGAACCCTACAGCCATCACATCATTTGCAAAGATGAACATCAGCACATCGTTCAAGCCTTGGCAGCCGTTCGATGAGAGTACTTGGAATCAGATGTTATGTACCCTGAAAGGCAGTGGTCTTATTTCTGACAAGACTGGTATCGAGAAGAATACCGTTTCCGCTCCTGACGAGGAGGTAAGACTCCAAAAGCAACAAGAGCTGGCAGACGAGAGAGCTGCGAAGCAAGCAGAGCAACAAGCGGCTATCGCTGCAAAGAATAATACGAACAATAATAACAACGATGAATAAGTATGAAGGCAAAGTCATTATACATACAGACATTAACCTACGATGAGAACAACAAGGAGAAAGTTGGTTTGTTTCCATCGGAGGTAAATCCTGTTGTTGTTTCATCTTACACCTACAGCGCAAAGCGTATGGGTGGTGCGCCAACACTTACGGCTACCATCTATACAGCAGAGCCTCTTCAATGGAAGAAGAACGAGTTTGTAGAGTTCGAGGGTGATAGACTTTTTGCATCATACACACCAAATCCGACAAAGGACAACTCTTCAAGAATGTGGAAGCACGAGATTACCTTCACATCAAGAAGAGAGCTATTGGATAATACCTTGTTCTTTGATGTTGTTGTTGATGATTTAGATACACAAAACAGGGATAGATACCGCTCGAACCAAACAAAGTTTACGTTCGGTGGCACTATCTACGAGTTTGTCGCTCGTATCAATAGCTCAATGGCATATAGCGACCTGTACCATCCAAAGGATGAGTACAAGGGCTATTATGTTGTTGTCGATGAGGGCTACGGAACGGATGAGGTTAAGGAAGTTTCCTTTGAAGACCAGTATCTGACAGACGTATTGCAGCTTATCTACACCACATTCGAGCTGACCTATTATTGGGTTGGCAACGTTTGTCACGTCGGTAAGGTACAGAACGACCTGACCGCTACGCCTATCAAATATGGGCGCAACGATGCCTTGTTGTCTGTGAGCAAGGAAAACGCCAACTACAAGATAGTGGATGCTATCACTGGCTACGGCTCTTCTGACAACTTGCCTTACTACTACCCTAACGATGATGAGTTTGGAGCTGCTTTGTTTAGTACAAAGAATATTGATGCTGGTGCAGTTAGCGTTGATATAGGAAAGCTACAAAAATCAATAGGTGGGGTAAATTATGAGCAGGAATATGCATTATGTAAGGTAGAGGCAAAGGAGTATGTTAATACTTTTGATGTAACTACAACCGATAATCAGATAGGTTCGGCAGACGATTATTCGGGTGATAGTGGAACGTTGTCTGTTTCGGTTACTATGCAGTGTAAGGCTAATAGCAGAATCAAACTATCAAGTCTGATTGCAAAATATGGATGGGTGCAGGTAGATACAAATTATCAATCCGCTTCTTTTGGAAGTATTGAGTACACAATGAAAGTGAATGGTGTAACTCAGATAGTAAGTGAGCTTAATGATAATTTTGTTTGCGACCAAGATGGTACTTATGTTCTGACCGCTTCTTGTAGTTACGGAATTGGAATGTCTGGTAGAGTTCCAGAAGGAGAAAGCGATACAGGACACGTTGAGGTATCTCTTTGGTTTGAGGGTCAGATAACAGTTTCTTACGATGCTAAGGAGAAACTTTATTTTACATACAAAGATGGCTCGTTTGAATACGAGAATGGAGGTATCTTTATTTCCGATATAAGTAAGGCTACACCAGCAAAATGCGAGTATATATGGAAAGACGGATGGACTCCTTCTAACATTCAATTAGACGAAAAGACAACCATCGTTTCAGTACTTGGACGCAAATGGCTCGACCCTTCGCAGAACCTTATGCCTTCTATTTATCGTGAAAGCGGAGGTGCGGAACGTTTCTACTTTGCAAAGGATAAGACGTACCTTATTCCTGGCACAACAGACTATTACAAGTTTGCAAACTTGTACACTAAAGGGAATCCTCACCAAGGCAGCGTGACGTTCGATGGTATTAAGCCTACTATCAATGGTGTTCGCAACGATGTGATACAAGA